ATTTGCTGTCACAGTTTGACCATTCCAGTATTATTGGGCGTCCGGTGCTGTATTTCATCATTGACGCTTTCAGCAGAATGGTGGTGGGAATAGGCGTTGGCCTTGAGGGGCCAAGCTGGGCAGCGTTACAGACCGTCCGGTCGAAACTAAATGATTCCATTGGGCGCGGAAACAAGACGAATTCCCGGTCGACCGGCGAGCTTGCCGCCGCGCTGGGCGTTTCCCCGGCCAGAATCGACCGGAATGGCAACGCAAACGTGAAGATCGGCTTCAAGGAACCGCGCTCCGGGGGCAAAAGCAATGCCATGATCGCCAATGTGCTCGAGTACGGAAAACACGGCCAGCCGCCGCGACCCTTCTTGAAGCCCGCGAAGGCCGCCAGCCGAGCCAGCGTTATTACGGCGATGGAACAGAAGCTAGATGAGGAGCTATCCAACTTATGAATATATTGTCAGAGTTAAACGCGCTATTGAGTGGATTGGCTCCCGTGGAGACCGGCGTGTTCAGCGGGGAGGCCCCGGACGAATACCTGGTCATTACGCCGCTGACGGATTCTTTCGAGTTATACGGCGACAACCGGCCCGAGTACGAAACCCAGGAAGCGCGGGTGTCCGTTTACTCGAAAGGCAGTTACATAACACTTAAAAACCGCGTCGTCTCCGCACTGTTGGCCGGTGAATATACAATCACCGACCGCCGGTATATAGGGCGCGAAGATGACACCGGATATTTTCATTACGCGGTCGACACCGTGAAGCTCTACCCTGTGGAGGTGGATTAATTGGCTACAATCGGCATGGATATGCTGTATTACGCAAAGATAACCGAGGGAACAAACGGAGAGGAAACCTACGGCCCGCCGATCCGTCTGGCGCGGGCGATCCAGGCGGATCTCACCATTGAGTTCGCCGAGGCGACACTTTTCGCTGATGATGGGGCCGTATACGTCATTAAGGACTTCAAGACCGGCAAGCTGACGCTGGGCGTGGACGATATTGGCGTGACGGCGGCCCAGGACTTGACCGGCGCGTCGGTGGATGATAACGGCGTGCTGGTGTCCACCAGCGAAAGCGACGGCGCTCCTGTGGCTATCGGCTTCCGGGCGTTAAAACCCAACGGGAAGTATCGTTATTTCTGGCTGTACCGCGTGAAATTCGGCACCCCGGCCACAAATCTGCATACGAAGGGTGACACAATCACTTTCCAGACGCCGACCATCGAAGGTGTCGTTATCCGGCGCAGCAAGCCGGACAGTCAGGGGAAGCATCCCTGGAAAGTGGAAGTCACCGAAGGCGACGACGGCGTTTCTCCGTCCGTGATCTCCGGTTGGTATACGACAGTTTATGAGCCGGTGTTCGGTGCGGAACCAGCGAAAGGCCCTGTTGTAACTGACGACTCTGTCACCAGAAGCGAGGCTGAAATTGCCAGCGTGGAGGAACCGGCAGACCCGGATGAAATAGAGCCTGAAGACTACCCCCCTCCCGTAATCAACGCGTTTTTGGTTATGTCACGGATGGGCTTGAAATTAGCCGTAGATTACATGTTTGATCTCGAATTCGCCAATTTACATATACGCTTGGCGGATGTTTATAAACGGTATATCGCCTACTGCACGGAAAACGACATTCACTTTACCAATCTTCCGTACAAAGATTTTCTTGCCGAATTGAAAACGTATGACTTCTACGTTGGCAGTGAGAAAAAGAACTGGACGGACGGAACTGTCCGCAGTGTCTGGATCATCGATTTTAAGAAACTGTTAAAACACTGCGATGTTACGGGTTTTTTGCCTGTTTCCGATGACACCGTCGCCGAGGAGGATAATTGATGGACGAATTTATTGACGACCGCAGCGCGGTGATTTCCATCGGCGGCACCGAATACAAGATGATCCTGACCACCAAGGCCACCAAAGCCATCGCCGGAAGGTACGGCGGCTTGGAGAACCTCGGCGACAAGCTGATGAAATCGGAGAATTTCGAACTTGCCCTGGATGAGATCGTGTGGCTCATTACCCTGCTGGCCAATCAATCCGTGCTGATTTATAACCTTATCCATAAAGACGCGCCGAAAGAACCTCTGACCGAGGATGAAGTGGAATTGCTCACTTCCCCAGCGGAACTGGCAAGCTACAAGGCCGCCATCACGGAAGCGATGTTCAAGGGGACGGCCCGGAACGTGGTCAGCGAGGGTGACTCTTCAAAAAACACGCCGGGCGCGTAAATGACGCTGAATTATTTACGCGCCTGTATTATTTCGCCACCGTGCATCTGCGCATGACGGCGGATGAATTCTGGCTGACCCCTATGGGCCAGTTCCTGGATTTATGGTCTTGCCACAAGCAGTGGCTTGGGATCGAAAAGCCCCGTGTGGAGCGGTCTGTGGATGATATTATCCCGCTGGACTGCCTGTGATCCGTTTGTGTTTCTTCATATGATATAGCTTGTCTAAAACTGCGGGAAAGGGGGCGGATACTTTGGCATCGGATTTCGGACTGCGGATCGGCATAGACGGCGAACGAGATTTCAAACAGGCATTGGCCGACATCAATCAGTCTTTCAAAGTCCTCGGCTCCGAAATGGCCCTGGTTACCTCGCAGTTTGACAAAAACGATTCCTCTGTCAAGGCTCTGACATCCCGGAATGAAGTCCTAAACAAAGAGATTGTTGCGCAGAAAGATAAAATTGAAACCCTGCGCTCCGCCCTGCAGAACGCTTCCGAGAGTTTCGGCGAAAACGACAAGCGCACGCAGAATTGGCAGATACAGCTTAATAAGGCCCAGGCTGAATTGAACGGCATGGAGCGCGAGCTCACCGACAATAACAAAGCACTAAATGCCGAATCCAAGGCTCTGGATGAAACCGGCAATAACATGAACGACATGGGCAAGGAAACCAAGAACCTCGGTGGCGAGATGGAGGAAACCGGCAAAAAAACCTCAGTCTTCGGGGATGTTCTCAAGGCCAGCCTTGCCGCCGACGCGATCAAGGCAGGGCTGTCGGCTTTAGTTGATATGGTCAAAGCCGTGGGCACGGCGGTGAAGGATTACGTTTCGGACAGTTCCGAAATGGCCGCCAAATCCGCCGAAAATCAGATGAAGCTGACTCAGGTCATGCGCAATACCATGCAAGCGTCGGACGAGGAAATACAAAGCATCATCGAACTGACAAAGGCCCAGGAGCGGCTCGGCGTCGTTTCGTCCACCGCTCAGATTGCCGGGGCGCAGGAACTTGGTACGTACATAGAGAAAAAATCCACACTTGAGGGCTTAGTCCCGGTTATGAACGATATGATCGCCCAGCAGTTCGGCGTGAACGCCACGCAGGAAAATGCCGTGACCATAGCCACCATGCTGGGTAAAGTCATGAACGGTCAAGTCGGGGCATTGTCAAGGTACGGGTATTCATTCGACGAGGCCCAGGCGAAGATACTCAAATTCGGCACCGAATCGGAAAAGGCGGCGGTGCTGACGGAAGTTGTCTCTCAATCTGTCGGCGGGATGAACGAGGCCCTGGCTCAGACGGACGCCGGGAAAATGATCAGCCTGAACAATGTATTAGATAATACGAAGATCAGCGTCGGCACGATGGCCAATGAATTCAAGGCCCAGATTATGGGGCAGATGCTGCCGTCCATTTCGTCGCTGTCGGATGCTTTTCTCGGAGTCCTTCAAGGCGAAGGCTCTGTGGAAGATATGGCGGCGGCGTTTTCGGGCGTATTTACTGACATCGCCGACATAATCGACCAGCAATTACCGATGCTTTTGGAACTTGCCAGCCAATTGCTCACCGCCGTCGTGACCGGGCTGACGGACAATATCGATGTAATTATTACCGGCGCATTGTCCGTCGTAGACGCGCTGATCGCCGCGATCATCGATTTATTACCGATGATCTTGGATGCGGGCACCAAGTTGTTGTTCGGATTGTTAGACGGAATTATGGCCGCGCTGCCCTCGCTGGCCGAGACCGCTGTGAAGATGATCGCGATGCTGGCCACAAGTATAGCGGACGCCCTTCCCACGCTGATTCCGACGATTGTCAGCGTGATGACACAGATCGTCACCGTGCTGATCGATAACTTGCCCATGCTTCTGGACGCGGCCCTGCAGTTGATCGTCGGGCTGGCGGAGGGGATTCTGGACGCCATACCCGAACTGGTGAAGGCACTCCCGGCTATTATTCAGGCGATAGTGGAGTTTGTTTTAGGCGCGATCCCGCAGATCATCGAAACCGGCATACAGCTTTTGGTGTCGCTGGTCGATGCCCTGCCGGAGATCATCACGGCGGTAGTGGCGGCAATCCCCCAGATCATCAATGGCCTGGTGACCGCGCTGATCAACTCCATCCCGATTATCATCGACGCCGGGGTGAAGTTGTTGATCGCCCTGATCCAGAACCTGCCGCTGATTATCACATCCATTGTAAAGGCCATCCCGGAGATCGTCAAGGGGCTGGTCAGCGCGCTCAGTAATTCCATTCCACAGTTGGTGCAGGCGGGAGTGCAATTGTTAGTATCACTGATCCAGAATCTGCCGACGATCATTTGGGAAATTGTTAAAGCTGTGCCGCAGATCATCGCCGGGATCGTGGGCGCGTTCAGAGATTTGGCGTGGCAGGTCGTGCAAATCGGCGGCGATTTAATCAAGGGGATATGGCAAGGAATCTCCG